CCCTTTCCGTGGTATGATTTTGGTAAATTTAAATAATCCAATACAGAAATATCACGAATAGTTCCCTTTGGTGTATTTTTATTTACAGTAGAACTATACTTTAATGATAAAATGTGACTTTCATTCACTGTATATGAATCGCCTTTATTTGGTATGACTTTGTACATTTGCTCCCTTCCTCGTGCGAGAGTTAGAATATTTCTTGGGGTTGAATCATCCCCCATAATTACATCGCCTACTTTTATGTCTTGAACCATTTTTATTGTGCCATCATACATCATAATAGGTGTGTTTTCTGCGATACATTTACCTCTACCACAAGGTACTTCAAGAATACCTCCCCCGCCTGGTTGTGCATTATCTTTGGATAAAGGTTTAGATACATAATTACAATAAATATCTACTATTTTAACTTGATAATCACGCAATGAAAGTTCAAATGGAACATCTATATCATCTCCCTCTTCAATATCACATCTGTCTGGAACACCATATCGTTGAATTCCATAAAATCTTGGTAAATACATTTTATTATTATTCTCCCTATATACGGGAAATGCTGCAGATAGGTCATTCGGGTTACCAAACTGTGCACCAGGAACAAATGGTTTTACAAATAAATCTTTTTTCAAAAATTCTTCTTCTCCTTTAGGCAGTTCAGCCTTGGGGATTGTATAGCCCTTTTTCCCGATATAGGATTTTAAACGAATATTCTCTCGTTCAATTGTTGTAAGAATAACAGGATTGGTTCGTGATTCCTTTGAATATCCCGAAGTTTTCTTCATACTATCGTTAAATGTAGATGTATATAGTAATTTAGGACTTTTTAATTCAATTTTCCAAAGCACAAAATATAATACTATTGTATATAAAATGAAAGCACCCAGTTTCCTAAAAAACATGACACAATTAGAAATGGGCTTAGCCTTTTTGCTTGTAGTGTATATTGCTATGCCTATTGAAGCACCCAGTATGTTATGTGGTATGATTGACGGACCAATCGGTATGGTTGGTATTTTTGCTATAACAGTATACCTCTTCTTTTATGCAAATCCTTTACTTGCTGTTTTATACCTTTTTGCTGGTTATGAGTTACTACGCAGATGTAGCAATGTTACCGGTAAGGCTGTTATTATGAAACACACACCTACCCAAGCAAAGAAAGACAGTAAAATGGAGAAAATGAACCCACCTAAGAAGGAAACATTGGAAGAGCAAATGGTTGATATGATGGCTCCTGTTGGCAAAAGCGAACCTGCTCGTTTTATCAGCAGCGGATTCAGTCCTGTTGCTAACGATGTTGGAAGTGCTTCCATGTATCAATAAACGATTAATTATGTAATATCATTATTTGAAATTATATAATTTATATTAGTGTTTCCTTACTCGGTTTTTGAATTATTTATCACAAGCATTATAATTGGACTAATTACTGTCACACTTAATATAAGTGGTGTTATCCATATTGTACCATTAAAATATTTCACATCGGCTTTCTTATCTTCATCTGCATTCTGGTATTCAAGTGCATAATTAATTGATAATATAATAAAAAATGATACGAGAGCAAATAATAAATATGGCCAGAGCTTAGGCATTTGACTATTTTCTACGTTTTCTCCAAGAGCATATAACATCATCAAAAGTATAGAGAACCCACCTAACATACTAACATCTTTACCTTCTGGTTGGAATTTAGCATTTGATGCATAACTAGCAATTCTATCATCAGTTGTCATAAATTCTGGTAGAGTTTTGTTAAATTGTATAAGTGCATAACTGGCTATTGAAATTGAACTTAGAAACATTATATAATAAATACTGACTGAAGTAAAAAAAGAAACAACCAAATTAACAAGAACTATTATTATAGTTGCCATATCTGCATGAAATATATTCATATGCGCATCTGCATCTATATTAAACCTGTCAATAACAATAGACTTATACAACTTTGGTACCATAAAAAATGCTAATAAGACTATCAAAATAAACATGAAAAAATGTGTAATCATTTTAAATCCATCGATTTGCTCTTTATGCTTACTATACTCACTATCAACCGGTATATTTCTTAATGCTTGAACAGTATCGTCACTTTCACCCGTTGGTGAACAGTCTATCCAAATATCATTTGTCTCTTCGGCGTCATCTTCTTGATCAATACCTTCCATCAAACGAAATCCATCTTGATTAGAGGGTGTACCATTTAATAGGATAGTCTCACTTCCATAGAATAAAGTCTTATTGCTATTCGCATTTGTAGGATAAATACTAAAAAGATTAGTTTTGATCGATAAATTGGTTTTAAAAAATCTGGCAGTATCTTTATTCATTTCAATCGGTTTGGTAAAGACAAAAATATGATTCGTTTTATCAACATAATGAATTGAATGTGTCTGGCTGGGGATAACTGAAGATAAATCAAACGATTGTTCTGGTAGAAGTTCATTATTTATCATACGTACTAATTTATCAAGTGAATTATCTGTCGTATCTCCCTTGGGGTTTTCTTCAGTAATATTACTGTCAATTTCTTTAACTAAAAAACAAGTATATACCTTTTGCAATTGTTTGTTAGTATTAGTATGTTCAACGACAATTTCACCAACAATATTAGATTTATCAGTTGACGATATTCCCGAAATATTGCGGTGCAATAATCCAAATAAATATATAGATTTTGCAGTATATGATGAAGGAGATAACCCACCGTAAATAAAATTTGGTTCTTTATTTCTAACTTTGATTTGATAAAACGTATTCTTTTCTTGTATTCGCTTACCATCAACGTTGGGTAAATCTTTTTTTTTTATGGAATTTTTACTGTGATCATTGGTAAGAGCAGTAATATCGCGATGATTAATAGAAACTCCACTATATATGTATTTTATCTTTTCTTCTGTAGAAATATTATTTTCATTTATGTTAAAAAATGACATACCAAAGTAAACTATATAATAAACATATAGTTTAATTTTGTTCATATATAATATTCTCTAAATATTGATATATTAATTCATATTTGTCTGCATTTACATTTATACTGGTATATATTGAAATTGATTATTTTCATAAATAGTGGCATTAAAGGTATCTTTATAACCCTCAACGTATACAACATCCCCGTTATAAATATCATCACAACCATATTCACCAGTGCAACTGCGTCCATTTACACTAATAGGTAATTTTGTATTTAAATTTCCAGTACCAGATATAGTATAATATTGCCATTTATCACGACCAGACATGTGTTTACGTCCCATTAATGGTAAAATCATTTCATCACCAGAATAATTTGAACGTGTTAAAATACCCACTTGTTGATAATCATTATCTACACCACGTGTTTGTATATTTACAGGTATACCTCTTACATCTCCTGAATTACGTGGATATATAACTGGATTTTTTCCAGGAGGAGAATACGGGTCATTAAAAACATCTTGTCTACTTGCAATAGGAACCAATTGTGGTATATTAGAACTGGTATTTACTAAAACTACTTTATCACCAGTAATATGCGTTTTTTGATGAATACGATATTGGCTATACCAAACATATATAAAAAGCAATATAACAAGAATTAATACAAATAATGTCATATTTTCAATACATATAAGTCCAGGAACACACTTTTTACCCATTTATATTCTATTATGATAAAAAAAAACTAATATACGTTTGATGGGTCTCTTACATGTAGTTTAAATATTTCTTCAAATTGATGGCGTCCTCTACGCATTATTCCTCTACTTCTACCAAACAGATTGGGTATTTTTTCATTAAATGTAGTATTTACATCACTTGCTGTCTTTTTAATTGCTGACGTTTTTAAACGTTTACATAAATAACATTTGTCTCTTACTGATTTTGGCCAACCGATGTCATGAATTGATAACCCTAGATAAGTTGACGTTATACTATCCAGTTTATTTACTGCCGTTTTTATTTGTTCCTCTCCATAAGAGATATCTATGTTAAAAAGAGCCAAAATAATCCAGTAAACCAACTGAACTATACCATATACGATTGCTTTCACACAATAAATGATAATATCAACAATATAGTAAAATACACAACTGAAAAAATTTGAAGCAAATTTAAAGCCACATTTTGATTGTGTAGTAATATACTCACCTATATATTTACCAAGTAGAGCTATACTATCAGTACCCATAACAAAACTTTTTCCAATTGCATCAAACTCGGCATTTATTCCATTAAATATATTTTCAAATCCAGCATTTATATTTTTAATTCGTTTTGGTACAGAAGCCAAAAAACAAATAATACGTTTAAATGTTTCAATCATATATTTGACACCATTTATAACATCTTGAATAAAACCCATGATTTCTTAATAATCTATACTAATATACGTATACATTATTATTCTTATTTTTATGATATAATTAATGTACCTTATGTGGTTCTCGCGGTACAAGTACAGATACTTCATTAAATTGATTTTTAGCTCGTCTAAATTCTTTTGCACCACCATCTTTCATAATCTTTGGTATTTCTTTAGAGAATGTATCTTGCCATTTTTGTCCTGCATTTTCAAGTGCAGAATCTTTCAACCGTCTACATGAATAACAATCATCATAAATACCTTCAGTTATATACTTCAAATTAAATATTATATCAAAACCAAAAAAACTACTTATATATGTCATTCCTTCCGCCAGGGGTGTAAATAATACTTCGTTAGCATCTACACCAAATAAATAACCAACAAAAATGACAGGCAATGATATAATTGCATACACAATTTCACAAAATATTCGTATAAGATAGAATATAGCACATTTGTAAAAGTTCTTAATAAATTTCATTACACATTCTATACGGGTTTCTGCATATTCACCAGTATATTCAACTAATGTACCGGTTCTTTCAAACCCTATACTAAATGATTTACCAAGTGCTGCTACTTTTTTAGCTACACCATCAAATATATTTTCAACCCCTGATGTAATGTTTCGTGCACGCAGTGGTATTGATTCCAAAAAACATACTATCCTTCTGAAGTTCTCAATCATTTGCAGGATTCCACTAAACGCCTTCCTAAACATGCTTTCAATTGCATTTTTTATAGCGTCTGCTATCATTTGGGGAATACGTGATATCATACGGAATGCCCTTTTTAATTTTGTAAAAATACTCACCATGTTATATTATTTATATTTTTGTATACAATATTTACATACAAAAATATAGTTATTATGCACTAATCAAAATATATTTATTATGCAGTCTTCTCTAATTTTTTACCGTAATGTTCAAATTTTTCAATAAAAGTTTCTGCTTTTGTCAATAATGGGTCTATATCTTTCATGCCCGTTAATATAGAGTCTTGAATCTTTTGAAAATCTTTAAAATCTGTTTGTAAATCATCATACATTTTCTTTTTTTCTGCATCCTCAGCTATCTCCACTTCTCCCTTCTCACCTGCTTCCTCACCTGCTCCCTCGCCTGCTTCCTCGCCTGCTTCCTCACCTGCTTCCTCACCTGCTCCCTCGCCTGCTTCCTCACCTGCTTCCTCACCTGCTTCCTCACCTGCTCCCTCGCCTTCCTTTTTCATGTTTTCAGCACCTTCACTTATCAACTTAACAGAAGTATAATTCAATAAATAAGTTACACCAATAGCTACGGCTAATACAACAATCATGTTTTTGCTAAAAAAAGATACTAAAACACCAACAATTAACATGGTCATCACAGAGTTGAAATCTCTTGAATTAGCATACATTACGATATTGAATAGTGCTAAAATACATAAAGCATATAACACACCACGATTATACATTAATTTTTTCATAGGAACCTTCGCCATAACTTTTTTTAAACTTTTCATCATTCTACTGATAATATAATTTATATACCGAAATAAATTTATACTAAACCAATAATTCTATAGTTGAGTCCATATATTCTTCTTTAAACGGTTATAATAAACATCCATTGAATGTTCGCCTATACTCCAACATGTAAAAAACGTAAAATAATACCACGGATAATCATAATTATAAAATATAGCATATTTTTTATCAGTTAGTGTAATATTTATACCAACATGTGTAAAATTTATATTAGGTGCAGCAGTTACTATATCTCGTTTATTCGTAATGCGATAATGATTTAAATTGGATTGAGTATCAAACGCTCTTTTAAATGGAGTATTACCAACACGTGGACTTGCAAATGAAACCACTGTTATTTTATTAGGTATTTCTCTGGATAATTCGTACCCATATAAGGTAGATAAAGCACCACCAAGACTATGCCCTGTTACATATATATCATAATCTGGATTATGCCTTAATAAATCTTTTAATTCTATTGTTATTTGGTCATACATACAATCAGTATGTAATTGTGTATGAAATCCACCATGAACATATACATCATCATGTACGTGCGTTTTAAAGAATGCCAAATCATAATACCAATCATACTTACTTTCACTTCCACGGAAAACTACACAAATACGATTATTTGTCTCGCTTATTGTAATGCCTACTTGTAAATCTGTATTTGGATTACTAAAAAATTTATGAACCCTTCCATGAGGGGATGATTTGGCCAAATCATTAATTACATCCATACGACAATTATCTTGTTCATTATTTTCAACAACGTCTGCTACAAATTCTTCTATCGTGGTTTTACGGTCAACTTCATATGCTTTACCATACTCATATACTAATAAAGTAAGTTTTGCAAAATTCGTTATTTCAGCGTGAGTTGGTAATGTTCTATTCATTTATAATATTATAATACAAATATTTATACTTTTATAAATATTTATTTTTTAATCACTATTACAGGATTCATTATTATTATGATAACTGACTGGAACATCACCGCTATATATTTCTAATACTTCTTTAACTACTTCTTCACGTTGAATATCACTATTTCCAAATTCAACACTGGTTATACTTGATGACCGTTTACCTTTAAACTTATCTAAAAAATCGTCTAATCCATTCAGTTCATCATGGCGGTCTGGCTGATCTAAATCCCCAGTAATGATTAATCGGGTATTTTCACCTAAACGTGTTAATAACATCTTCATTTGTGATATTGTAGAGTTTTGCATTTCATCTGCAATAATCCAACAGTTTTTAAACGTACGCCCGCGCATAAACCCGAGTGGCGAAATCTCAATTGTTTTTTCCTCTATTAATGAAACCACATCTTTTGGAGATATAAATGTATATAGAATGTCATATATAGGACGAACCCAGGGTGCCATTTTTTCTTCTAATGTTCCAGGTAAATACCCTAAATCTTCATCAACTGTTACTGATGGTCGTGTAAAAATAATTTTTTCAACATTATTTGTTAGAAAATTCTTGACACCCATTTCTGTTGCAAATAGTGTTTTACCTGTTCCAGCTGGTCCAGTTGCTACTACAATTTTTTTTGTACGTTGATTTAATAAATTATAATAATCACGCTGTGGTCCATTTTTAGGTTTTGTAAATTTTTGTTCCAAACGATGTTTTTCTGCAGATGATACGTATTGTAGATTTTCATATAATTTTTTATTAGTAAAGGGTAACAAATCTGCTTCTTCGGGATTTTCATAACGATACTCTTTCATCATATCCTTTTCAAGCTGTTTTTTTGATTTACGACCACGTTTTTTGGGTTCACCCAGTGGGTGACAATCCAATTGGTTCATATATCTTAAATATAGTATGGACAGATACTATTATTTCATATTATTGTAAACTTATCGGTTGTAATAATTCAAAAATAATAAATATATTCGCCACATTTATCGTAATATAATAAAATATTATTTTTAATAAATTATTGGCTACAAATATGCAATTAAGTACAACAATACATTTTCTAAAACTATACTCATTATAAAGATAAATAGTTTTTTTAAAACAAGATAAAATCTATATAGTATAATATCTAGCAAGGTCTATGGCAGAAATTCCATCAACTGACAGTATCTTAATTCCTGACGATAATCGCTTTGTTATGTTTCCTATTCAACATGATGACATTTGGCAAATGTATAAAAGGCAAGTTGATTGTTTTTGGCGAGCTGAAGAAGTTGATTTATCCAAAGACATTAATGACTGGAGTAAGTTAAACACTGATGAACAACAGTTCATTAAAATGGTATTGGCGTTTTTTGCTGCGTCTGATGGATTAGTTCTTGAAAACTTAGCAAACCGATTTATGAATGACGTACAATTATCAGAGGCGCGTGCATTTTATGGATTTCAAATTGCTATGGAGAATATTCATTCAGAAATGTATAGTTTATTAATTGATACCTATATTCATGACAGTAGAGAAAAAACGAAATTATTTGAAGCTACCCAAAATTATCCATGTATTGCAAAAAAAGCAGATTGGGCAAAAAAATGGATAGGAGATGAAAGTAGTAATTTTGCATCACGTCTTGTAGCATTTGCTGCGATTGAAGGTATTTTCTTTTCTGCTTCATTTGCCTCTATATATTGGATTAAAAAACGTGGACTCATGCCAGGACTCACATTATCTAATGAATTTATCTCACGCGATGAGGCATTACATACTGAATTCGCGATATTATTATATTCAAAATTACAAACAAAACTAAATAAAACTCGTATATATGAAATTATTCAAGAAGCGGTTGCTATAGAAAAAGAATTTATTACCGAAGCTATTCCTTGTAGAATGATTGGTATGAACTCAAAATTAATGATTCAATATATAGAATATGTTGCTGATCGGTTGGTTTTACAATTAGGATATGATAAAATTTATCATTCACAAAACCCTTTTGATTTTATGGAATTAATTAGTATGGAATCAAAGGTAAATTTCTTTGAACGAACTAACTCTGAGTATGCACTTGCAAATAAAACAGTAGATGATGATGTTTTTGAATTCAAGGCAGATTTTTAAATTAAATAAAAAATTGATATAATTTATTATAATATTATAGTATTATAATAATATTATTAATATGCCGGCAGACCGTAATAAACATTGGACTACATGGATTAAATGGTTACCAATTGAATTACGTTTAACTATCTATGATTTTATAGATATTGAAACACGGATGCAAATGTTAACACCTCTAATCACAGAAACAATACGATATTTATATAGGTCAAAAGATACACTTAATCTTTTTCGTAAATATGAACAACTTATTTATATGCAGTTCTTTAAAAAAAATGATGATACAAGTGGATATTCTACAAGACCATATATTAAACAATTATTACCACCAACTACATTTTTAAAAAATAATGAAATCCAAATACACTCGCACCCAGTTATACAATTATTAAAACAAGATTTATATTTTTCCGCTTATATAAGACGTATTATTATGACTAATGACAATCCTATCTTCATTTATAAATATTATCATAATAATGTTGTTGAAAAAATACAAAGTTGTTTTAACCTTCTATCAACACTTGTATCATATAATAATGATTTTGACTATCAAATAAAACGAATACTAATTCGGTTTCTACATCATCTAACCAAAATTTCTAATAAGGTTAAAGAAGAAGAACAGGAACAAAGAATGTTAGTTTATGAACGTAAAATACGCCGTTATTACAAACGAAATATAATATCACGTATTCATATTCAATCTAATAAAATGCAAAAAAAAATAATGAAAACAAATAAGATTGCTGAGAAGAATAAAAAAATAGAAGCACGAGAAATGGTAAAAATGAAAAGGTTGTTTACTCAAAATGCAAAAAAGGCAGCAAAACATGCAAAAACGTTATTAAAAAGAAAAAATTGATAATGATCTAGTAATTATAAAAGTGTATTTATTATTTTATAACTATTTAGCATTATAGGAAATAAATATATCAATGAATGTATATATAAAATGAAAAGTTTTTTAAATAACATACCCAAATTATCACAAGATGAAACCCGTCGCAAGAATGCAGGAAGTAATGGTAAAACAATAAAGGACAATTTTACTGTTAAAAAATGTCCATTGATGGATAATTTTGAAAATATGGAATCAACAACATTCTGGAAACCATCATCCGGTTCTGCATTTACTCCTATGTCTAAAAAAACACCCGTTGCTATTGAAGCATTTAAGGAAACCCAGATTATAGATAAATTACCAAGCATTCAAGGAATAGATTTAAAAAAAAAGGAAGATAAAGAAAAGGAAGATAAAGAAAATTTTACAGGATTTACACCCGATAGAATTACCAGTATCTATATTGGTTCCCTCTCTTTAGTCGGCTTATTTATATTATTTCGCGCAATGAACAAAACAAAGTAAATTATATAATAAAATATTTATTATTACATAATTTTTTACTTATAATTGATAACGTTTGTATAACTGAAGGGCTGTTAATCCACCCATGATTTGTGCTAAACAATATGGCAAAACTTCATCTATAGGTAATTTACCAGCAGAAGCCATTGCAATTGTCACGGCAGGGTTAATGTGTCCACCCGAGATATTACTTGTTACTAATACAGCAAGGGCTAATGCAGCACCAATTGCTAAAGGATTTCCAGTTGCAAAGATAACATAAATAAAGAACGCAGCACCAAAAAATTCAACTAAATAACTGTACATTACACAATATATATGTATATTGTGAAAAAAATTGAAATTAACTACTCTTTTATCTTTATTACAATAAGTTCAATATGTTTGATTATTTACTTCTTATCGTTGGATTAAATATAATGTATGTATATTTGTTGTATACAAATCATATTATTCGTACCATGTTTAATGAACCCATGTATAGTATTTCTACAATAAATGAAAACTATACATTAACAAATAATACTTATAAATATCATCATAATATCAATGAAACTCGTATTAATCCGGTCACTTATATTTAATGATAACTCACTGGTGCATTATTACCATAAAAATTCTTTATATAATTATTACTTACTACGCCATTTACATTTGAATATTGAACTGGTGCATATTTACGGGTTAACTCGTTTGTAGAACGTGCATTTTGTTTAGGTAGAGCACCAGAACCACCTGCACGACAACGTCGTAATGCAGTATTCTGTACATTTATTTCATTATATGCAGTAAATGAATATAATCCAGCACCTTCATTTAATGTTCCTTTACCAACTGCTACATTACGACGATTTGCTACAATTTGGGAGGCATCACGATTTCCTAACCATTTTTTTTGTAGTTTTATATCATTTGTAATAGGGGTTGATGGAACTGTTTCCAAATAAGTTTTTCTTGACATATTAAATGTACTTTCATTATTACTTGTACTATCCTTTAGAGGCATTGGTTTAGCACCTGATAATGCACCATTATTTATATTTGTCTTACTATACATCATTTTAAACATATCACAATGATTCTATAACATAGTGATATAAATTATATTGTTTATCTTCCAGTGTAATTTTTATTCATAGCACGTAATTTACGAAAACGTACATAATCAGAGGAATCGGAAACGAATTTGGGGTTGCACGATGCACCGTCTACGCCGGAACCATCACACGCGCTTATTATAGAACCGATTGATGTTTTTGTTCCTGTTTTACCAGGGTTTATTTGGTTAGGTCCACCACATACATAATTTTTACGTATAAGGAAATCACCTAAATTGTTTGCTGCCCTAAATGGGGTAAGTATACGTTTCTTATTATTGATAGTACCTATTACGTTTTCTTGGTTCCATGATTTGCTTAATATTTTACGAGAGTTGGTTTGATCGCCATTTTTTTGAGGTATTAGAGTAGATGACATGTAATCTATTATATAGTATAGCACAATATTATTATAGCCATGAAATTATAATTACTAAATAAAATAAATAAAATAATACTCTTATAACATATATATTTCATTAGTATGCAGGAAGATACAACTCCAGATTCTAATAATAAATTATTAAACGAAGATAATAATAACTTAGATAACCGCGTTAACAATACAGATATGGATGAATTAACTCTCGCATTATTAATGAATAAAAATCATTATCGTAAATATGTTGCACAAACCAATCCAGAACAAGCAATTTTGGATAATCAAACTATTGATGATAAACGTAAATATCGTGAAAAAATATTACAAATTACTGCTAATATGATTGATTCACCTGATATGGAAATCTCTACAGACATCTACCAAATATTTAATACATATACTAAACATCTTATACGACATTTTAAAATGAAAGATGATGAAAGACATCATAATGACCAATATAATAATGAAGATGACACCTTATTTGGTAATATGAACGACGATACTGATACTTCATCTTATTCACAAAAGTCTACTAGTTCTCTGTGGAGTAAAGACCGGGTTGTTAAAAAAGGGAATCTACCTATTGCAAATTATGATATGCGTATGTTTTCAAACAAACGCTAATAAATTAATCACGGCATCCAATCTTGGAGATATCGTATTGAATTTCTCTTACTAAATCACTTGATGAAGTAATATAGTAATCTGGTAACAATGCGTGAATAAACGCTTGTATACTACCTATAGCAAACCGAAGACACAAAGACATTGAAAACCAAAAATGTTGCATGTAGGTCATACATACATTGTTAGGGTGCGTAAATGAAAACAAGTTGGATATAAACGGTAACATATGTTCTATATATTACCGCTAATATTTTTCTAACTACTATATAACTAACAATGGTATTATTTAGTGATACTATCAAAAAACACCCCTATAAAACAAACAAAACACCACAAAAAACACGAAAAACTATAAATACAAAAAAATCAAAGAATAAAACAAAATATACAGTAACCATTGCCATGATTATTCACGGTTGCATAATTACTACTGAGTTAAATCAAAATTATAATATAGATTTATATAATGCAACTGGTGATAATATTGATATATGTGAAAAAACTATTTGGGAATTTAACGATGAACACGAACGTCTACTAAAATATTTTCGTAAAAATAATCCAACGCCTGAAAAAAAATATTTTTTTGATAAAATGCCGTATGATAAATTTATAGGAAAAACTTCTAATGATTTATATGCAGGTGTTTGGTTAATATCTGTTCACGATAATAATAATCAATTAGTATTTCCAAGAGATAATGATTCACTTGAAACAAGATTTAATTTATTCAATTTAAATTTTTTAAACCGTTTATTTTTAGATTTTAATCGTGATAAAATCTCTTATACAGAGTTAAATTATGAAAAAATTTATAATACTGAATATAACGTTCAAGACTATAGTGAAATGAAAGATTTTTTTCTAAATGAACATAATCCACCACCTGAAAAAAATAATGAAGAATACAGAGATTTTTCTAATTGGAATGTCTCTGTAAATGATCCAGAAAATCCAACCCATATTGATAAAATTCGTTTAAGTTATTTTTTGGATAGGTTAAAATATATTTTTGGTGATAATGTGAATTTTCGTGCTTATGATTATACTTGTACAGTACCTTGTAACAATGCAGATGATATACAAATTAATTTACCTTTAAAATATTATGGCGGAAAGAAAACCAAAAAGAAAAACAAAAATAAAACCAAAAAGAAGAATAAAAGAAGACTATTTAATCTACGTAATATATAACTAACCATGTCAACAAAACGTAAAAAACAAAAGGTTACCAAAACCAGAAAATTAAAACCAATAAACTGTAATCCTATTACAAAAGGTAAAACAAGTGTTGGTATTAGTTGTTTAACTGATGATGTGTTATATAAATTAAAAGATTCTTTCAATACACAACATCGTAAAAAAACTATCAAATCTACAAGTCCTAAACAAATATGGAATGAATTAAAAAGCAATTTAAAAACATGCAACAGGGAAGATTGTTGGTTAGAATCCATTACAGATACTCAGGTAAAAAATAAACTTATTAAGGAATCTTTTGCACCTAAGCACCCTGAATCTTGGAAGAAAAACCCGGATAAATGGCTTTCCAATTTTGATATTGCAGCGGTTCTCAAACAGTATGAAAAATCTCATAAAAACTTTAGAATTATTGGACCAACACCTATTGATTTTGATACACGTCCACCCGAACATAATGGCACATGTGTTTGGGAAGAACTCTGTACATTTGATTTAAAATCATATATTGATACTGGAAAAACAAAAATAGGAATTGTATTTAATTTAGACAATCATACACAAAATGGTTCTCATTGGGTTTCTTTATTTCTTGATTTAGAAGACCAATTCATTTTTTATATGGATAGTAACGGTGAATCCATACCAAGTGAAATCAAATCATTAGTTACCCGTATTATTGACCAAGGATTGTTATTAGAAAATCCATTACATATTCATTTTTATGAGAATTGTCCTATGGAACATCAATATCAAAACAACGAGTGTGGTATGTACTCGTTATTCTTTATTATTACTATGCTTACCAATAAGACTGAGAAAAAGAAATTTAAGACTTATACAGAAAAAATAGACTTTTTTAAAAATAAACGAATACCAGATAAACATATGCATAGTTATAGAAAAAAATATTTTAATTCGTAATTTTTTATCATTATAGTATAACTTATATAATATAATGGGAACCATGTTTAGTGCTGCTTCTGTTGATGCTAATACAGATGATGTTAATAAATCTGCTGGTGCGGGTAATGATACTGAACCGACCGTTGAACCGGCTGCTGGTGCAGGTAATGATACTGAATCGGCCGTTGAACCGGCTGCTGACCCTTCCCAATACGGAGGCGAACCACGAGTCACCATAGATATATTTGGGAGTGAAAAAAAAAATAGCAAAGGATTCTTAATCAATGATATTAAAATTACTCCACAAAATATTAATTCAACTTTCTCCTCAAAAGACCAAGTAGAGCACTTTTTAGAAAACGTGTTTGGTTATGTTAGAAATAGTAATTTACCAAAAGATGAACAAGAACCTACTACCAATTTTTTCCATTCTTATAAAGAAAACATTAGTCTTAAACCAATACCTGCCATGGGAGGCAGTAAGAAAAAAAGGTCAAGAAAACATAAACTAAAAGACAGACATCGTAAAACAAAAAAACATTAACTAATTAACAAATATAGATATAATGACATACTTTTATACATCATGTCATTATATATTGTATCTGAAAATCAAGAATTACTATGGAATGTTATAAGTAAAAACTCATATATTCAAACATTTTTTTCACAATATACTCCGGATACAAAAGTTAATTGGTTTAAATCTATCGTTAGTAAATTTTATGACCAATATAAAAACCAAAAATTAACAGTAAATGGATTAAATCGTGTTAACAAAGAAACTATTTCATATATGATTCAAAATATACGAGAACAAACAACTCCCCAATCTAACCCTACATCACCTATCAATAATACTAATGTGGTTCAACCAGTTAATTCATATACTATAAATACCCCTCCTATTGTTAGTAATAACCGTCAAGAAATTTATACAAACCAGTTTGAACAACGCCAAACTGAATATGCCGCTATGAATAAACGCAATATTCCGGATGATGTAAATTTTACAGAAAATAATGATGACGGGGTTATTGAAAATATGGATACACTGGTTCAACAACAACTCAAACAACGAGAATATGATATGAATAATATTCCACCACCTGTTAATATGAGTGCACCGTTAAAACAACAAAATATCCATTCAATTGAAAGTGAACGACCCAAACTTCATATAGATACAGATTCTACCATTAATATTTCAATACAAGAGATTGAACAACCTACTCTTGATAAAAAAACGGTTTCTTGGAAAGATGAAGAAGATAATCAAGATAATGTATTTACTTCATTAAAAGAGAATATTGAATCAATTACACAAAATATGAACCAATTAACACAAACTGTAAAAACATTACAAGATGATATGAAATTATTACAAAAAACTCATGGTGATTTATATACACAAATTGTTCGTAATGAATCTAAGGCAACTATTGATAATATGTTAGAAAATATAGAAATATCACAATAATATAATTGCGGAAACATTATTAAACATAAATATTATGAATTATATATAATATAAAATTCATAAATGGAATTATTTGAACATACACTTTTTATTAATTTAGACCATCGTACAGATAGATTAGAACATATTACACAAGAATTTAGTAAAATGGGTATTAGTGCGGAAAGAGTTGCGGGAATTCAACCAAAAACACCAGCAATTGGATGTACACTTAGTCATATAAAATGTTTGGAATTAGCAAAAACACGTGACTATGAACAGGTTTTTATTTGTGAAGATGATATTACGTTTACCAATCCTGAATTATTTAAAAAAAACCTACAAAAATTTGTTGATAATGATACTATTAATTGGAATGTATTAATTGTTAGTGGAAATAATTGTCCACCTTTTCAAAAATTATATGAATATGCATCTCGTGTTTTTTACTGCCAAACAACTACTGGTTATATTGTAAAAAAAGAGTATTATGATACATTAATCGCTAATTATAAAGAAGGATTAGGAAAATTAATTCAAAATTCTACTAATAAACATGAATATGCCATTGACCGTTACTGGTTGAAATTACAAATGCAGGATTATTGGTATATTATTACACCATTAACTGTTACACAGTATGATAATTATAGTGATATTGAAGAAAAAACTACATATTATAGTAAGACTATATTGGATTTGGATAAAGAATGGATAACCAAACAAAGATCAGTCAAGCATATGCATTTAACGTAATTATTTATTTCTTTTTTGTTTTTCTATGACGTTGTGTTTTGTTACAACGTTTTACGCCTCGCTTTTTCGTTCTTCGCTTTTTACGAGTTCCTTTTCCTCCTTTTTTTGCACTTACTTTACGTGCTCTATGTTGAAGAAGACGGTATTGTAAATAATCAAAAGAATCATTGTTTATTGCATTTTCTAATTCATCCAACGTATCATTATATTCTAGAAGTTTTGTATCATAATCAACATATGATGGATTGTTTTTTTCAAATAAGATTAATTGACGTCCATGTTGCTGACTCTTTTTTTCAGTTGCTGCCTTGGATGCATCCAACTCATCCAACATTGGTATATATCTGTTATTAGCAACTTGAGTATCACTTTTATTTTTTGTTTTACTCTTTGTTACATTTATTTTGTCAATCATAGAATTTATTGTTGCTTTAATTGATTGAACCATTATAATTTTTAATTTTAACAATGTTTTTTTCGACGATGTATCATATAAGTCTGCATATTTACCAATTAATTGATTTATTACCTGAAAATGAGTGCCAATTATTCCATTACTGTAATCGTCAAATTTGATATACTCCTTTTCTTGTTTTACTTTATTAATTTTTACTCGCGGTTCCCCAGGTGTTTTACCTGATTGAACGTTAGCTATACAAGCTTGTATTCTTTTTATATATGTATCTCTAATTCTGGCATTTTTTAAATTATCATTATCTTTTATTTGATTACATAAATGATGAGAATATGCAAATTCCATTAAATATACTTTTAATAATGCAATAAATTTATAAATATCTGTTTCATTTTTATTTTTGGTTATAAATGGGTTTAATAAATTATCAAATTGAGCTTTTAGAAATCTTTCAGGATTTTGATACCATGTCTGACCATTACAATTTATATACATATATAAGGGTTTCGCTTCTATCTCGTCAGAATTAATATATGTTTTCCATTTTTCTAATAACTGTGGATATTCTTCATTAATATTATGAACTTTTGTATAAAATTCAATACTGGGTAATTTATGTTCCATTTCAGGAACAACTTGTAGTTCATTTACTAATTTACCTCCACATAAATAACAACATTCATTTTTTGCATTCAACTTAGTACCCCATACATTCTCAAATTGGTTGTCTGTTGGCATATTTCTTTCACCAATATCTCTTAATTTTGTTTTTTCACCTGAATCTATGTGTTCTTTTTTCCTTTCATTAGTACTTAAAATAGCGTTAATTATATCATCTACATTACTACTTCTTGCTCCAGTTTCAAGCATTCTGTTACCATGTTTATTTTTTAATTCTGGTAACTGTAAAATCATATCAGTTACCATTGATATATTTGAACATTCACTGCTGCCTGATTTACAAGTTGTTTTTATTTTACTCTCGTCAATTATTGATAGGATATCTTCATCGTCGATGGCATCATTATTATGTAATGCGTTTTCAAATGTTTGAAATGTTTTTTGTACGTGTTCTTTTGCCACATTTTTTGCATCATCTTTATTAGTTGCCGCTTGTAAAGTAGCATATATATTGTTTAACCTACTGTTAACAACCATAACTGCATCGGGTGTATCCTTTTCCTCTATTGATTCTTCCTCCATAGCTTGTTTTGCACCTGGTGATTCTTCTTCGTCGTGTGTATCATCACCTGAAGATGAATTGTATATATTGGATGGATTTAGTATATTATCTATTATCTTCCCTTTTTCTTCATGATTTGCACGTTCATAAGCATTTTTTATTACTCTATAATTATCTTTTAATGTTTGATATGATGATGAAGTTTTGTCTGTTGGTTTTTGACTTTTTATAATATTGGACCATTCCTGAAGTTCTTTTTGTTTTATTTCTTCTTTTATTTCTTGTTGTCTTTCATTCTCTAATCTCTCTAATCGCACCTGATTAAAATATGGACTGCATTTGACCGTTTCTTCACTATATTGGCTCTCCTCACCTAATTGTGTCCATCCTTCATTAGAACCTTGAGACATAGCACTAACACATGAACTAGGTGGGTTTCTTTCGGTAGTACCTCTGTTTGAGATAGTATGTATTGGTGAATTATTACTATCAAACTCCTGAATATGGTTCGTATCTGGGATTGGTGAACCACTACTATTAATGGTTGTCACCAAATTATCAGGTCCAGTTTCTGGTGATGCAGCCGTTTCTGTAGACCGTTGGCGTTTCGTTGTTGATTCTTGTAATGAACCCCTTTTTTTATTAGGCCACATATTATGAATTATTATATATATAATAACAATATATTTCTAAACAAAATTATTTATCATTCTTCAGTAGCATAAATGTAGAAAGAACACTTTTATTTTTTTCTTCATATTGCATTGTTTTTAATTTATCTGCATATTCCTTTTGCATCATTTGTTCTCGGTATTGTGTATTTTGTTGAGCTAATATACGTTCAGCCTCTTGTTTCTCAAGGGGGGTCAATGATTGCTTACCACGTTCTCGCATCATATGGTCAACAGAAGAAAATTGTTGTACTTTATGAATATCTTTCTCACTAACATCAAATACTGTTTGGTCTTTGTGCACTTTACGTAAATCATCAAATTTTAATTTACTAAAAGGGTCACTTGTCACATATATATCATTACTTTCATCATCATAAATAGAATTGCCAAATTCACTGTTCACATATAAGTTCTCAACACCACGATGTTTTACCAAACTTGTTTGGTTATCTCGCATGTTATCAATAATTTGTCCCATATTTTGACTATTCACTTTTTCACTTGTTTCATATATAGGAGATTCATTTGTAAACCATTGATTTCTTTCAGTATTTGGTTTATTTACCATATTTTTATCAAATAATTGATTAAATGTATCATTAAATTGTTGTTTATTCATTGATTGAATATTTTTGCTTACTTGCCGTGTGGTTTCTTT